GGGAGAGGTTCGCTAGTTCAACTTCAAATCCATCGAGACCCGGAAACTCTACCCATGTGGTCTTAGTGTCGACCAACAGGCTTTTTAAGTCCATTTATTTTCTCCTAACTAGGTGGATATGTAGTGATTGCAGCATTTACTGTACCAGTATTATCTAAAGATCTAAAATCATAACTAGTTGTATACGTTTCTGCAGGATTAACCCTTGAGGTATACATAGCTGGATCTATTGTTATTTTCCAGAAGTCATTATCGTCAGATACTTTTTTAGCTGTTATTTGTAAATTAACGTTCGTGCTAAAATCACTATGATCATTATAATTATTATTTGTATGGTACTGACGTACTTCTCCCGAAATAGTACGCTTTTCCAAAGTGAAATCACTTGGAAACATTGTAGTATTAGATAAACTGCTATGAAGGTTTGTGTGTGGATTCCAACTTATTTCATTTTGTATTAAAAGGTTACAGCTCATTATATTTGCTACAGCTGTTCCTCCTAATGAAATACTTGGATACACTATGAGAGGGGTTCTTGTTGACGATTCGGTGAATGATGAATCGCAGGGGATTGTGTATGAGTTATCTCCTACCCTTGATAGTTTTGTTCCTTCTCCTTCGAGCCTTAATGTGAATGGATTACTTGGTATAAAATCCAAACTAGCTGAAGTAATTACAGCATTTTCTAGTTTCCATGTTGTGCTTTCTGTTTGCACATAAATTTGAAATGTTTTTAATTTTTGAGGTTCTATATTAGCTTCTGCTGTTGCAGAGGCTATATCTACTGCTAAATCTAATATAATAGATTCATCAGCCTCGGTTGTCAAAGGAATGTCAAAACTAAACGAGGCAGGATTTGCCTTATTTATTATTGATCCTTCAAACATTTTTGATTGATCGTGCAAAGTTTTTACTGAATACGAATCTTCCGCAAATGTTTGATTGAAAGTGATGGCAGAGGAGGTATAAAGTCTATACTTTACACCATTCCCGCTGCCATACACTATGTATAGTTTACTCTCACGAAGAAAACTATAAGACATGTTAATTGCCTAAGCGGCGTTGACTACATTAATGTTAGCCGTACCATTGTGGTCATAACCTCTACTATCTGAATGACTGACTGTACCCATGTACTTAACACTCATTTCATCAGTTGTTAACATAGAATCACCTTGTGCGATAAATTCTACTGAAACTGAGATTAGGTCACCAACTTCAATTGCTGGTACAGATAAATGACATTTAGGCATAAAGAATTCTACACCCGGTCCAGTAAAGTCTCCAGCTGCGTGAGCATTATCTGCCCTATCTGCTGCTGGTTTATTGGATTCATAGTTTGTACCCATTAGTAAGCTCATGTCAAATGAGTTACTAACCAAGTCAGTTGCACCTGCTAAATCTGATAATAGTTGGTTTGATCCATTAGCTTTTGTATCAAGATACATAGTTAATGAACCACTAATTGTTCTTGATCCCGTAAAGGAACCTATTGGTTTATCAACGATACCAATAGTTTCTGGTGTTACATAAGTAATATTATTCTCTACCGTAATACTACCGCCAGTTATATTAATATCATAAGTCCTAGCGTCTAATCCCTGTGAAGAGGCTCCGCCTCCTTGAGCATTAGTATCTAAATATAGTGCTGAGAGTTTATTTCTTAAATAATCAGCATCACTTGGACCTGTTGAATCTGCATAATTATACGTTTCTGTATAAGTATCTGTATTGCCAGAAGTTTGTGCTGAAGCATCGGATCCTGTTACTATAGATAAGTATTTGGAAGGATCTTCAGACGCTGTAGTTACCTGATCAATAGTAGTTGCACTACCAGACCACGTAATTTGAGCGATACCATCAATTGAAAAATCAATTTCTGCAGTACCTATTTGAGCATCATTAAGTCTATAAGTTGTATTTTCTAGTACAAAATAGATATTGAGTTTCAAAAGTTCATGCTTATTTGAATTTGTAAAGACTACATTACCGCCAGTAGTAATACTACCTGCTGTTGCATTTGCTTCACAAGTTACAGCGGCACCTGAAGCTCCTGTAATAGCTGTTCCAGCTAAAGCATTCCATAGTATGTTTTCACACATATCATAAGTATTAACTGCTCTCCAACTATCGGCTCCATGAATAAAAGGTCTAACATAAGTTGCAAAAGACCACTCTGCGGGTGGTAATGCATCATTGAATCGTTTAGATCCACGACTTGGTGTAGCACCTGCTTCATTAATGGTTACGTCAGTAGATTCACTTCCTTGAGAGAAGCTATATCCATCTAATACACCTATTCTAAAGCAGTTTGCGCCTGTACCATTACCAACAAAACGACCAGTAGCTGTTCTTGAGCCTTCAGTTGTTGTTATAGAACCAGTTGTTGTTGATCCAACTGTTACAACTTCAACATCACAATCTTGCCCACTACTAGCAACACCTGCTGTAGTATAAGCTGTTGCTTCGGTCAACTCTTCGGAAGCTGTTATGCCGTTTCCTATCCCATTACTAGGGATATTTAACTTTGTAACACCGCCACTGCCATCTACAGATTCAGCGATTCCAGTAAAATTCTTATTGAATTCGAGTCTATCACCTGCAACATAGCCAGTGCCAGCTGTACTGATATAGCCCGTTAAAAACTGGCCTCCAGCTGTAGGAACGCCATTTACTGAGCTTACAAATACTTTCGTATTTCTTGAAAGATTTAAAGCCATTGCTTTTCTCCTATTTTCTATTCTTTGAAAGTACTAGGCTAGATTTTTACCTGCCTGTAATTTCTATTTTAATACCTTACTTGTATTGCTATTTCTCCAACTCCTAATGGTGATAGTACACCTTCATCTGTTGAAATAGTCAATATAGTTGAGGAAGTTGTTGTTAAATTTGGACTTACAGTATCATCGTAAGTCAAAACATCATTGTTATCAATCACTCTTTCAATATCCTCTAATAAAAGAGCTAGTTCTTCTTGTGGATCATTTTCGTCCTCGACATATGCTCGGATTTCTAAATTTAAGTATCTCCACTTAAGACCCCCGGGTTGATATTCCCGCGTTTCATCTCCAGCTACTACACATACTTTTGGATACTGTGATATCTGATCGATAAAAACTGTGTGCCCTTCTACATTATTAAAAAGGTTCGAATTATAAGGGCTTGTTCCATTAACTTTAGTTTTGAGCTCATCTACATAAGCATCAACTATCTTTTTTCGTTCTGTTCTGTAGGTTGATGCCATTAAACTCTCCTAACTGTTAATTTTTGTTCAATTCGTCCCTGTGCTAAATTTCTTATACTTTTGGCGATTAGGTCTTTGGGATTATACGCTAATGGCCATCTTTTTCTGCCTGTATTCTCAAATGTCTGATATGGACTTAATAAGTATGTGTATTTTGCCATTATACTATTTTGAGCCTGTTGTAAACTCAATAACTGTACTGAGTTTGAAAATCTTCCTGTTCTATTTCGTAATGCAGGCCTTCCCATGTTTCTTCTAACTTCTGCTGGAAGCCTACTATTTATATATGTCTTAAGTCTTGCTAAATCTGTTACTTGTTTTGTGTTAGCTTCTTTTCCTATTCCTCTCTCTACTTTAGCTTGTACTCTTACTTGTTGTGCTAAAGAAATCTTATTTTTTTGAACTCTTTTTCTAGGCTTTGCTTTCTTGAGGTTTGCAGATCTAGGTTTTGTATCAGGTTTCTTAGTTTTTATTTTCTTTAGTCCAACATATTTTTTATTTTTCAGCATAAGATCTTGTAAAATCTTATATTGTGCAGCTGCTGCTGCTTGTTGCTTAAAAGTAGGACTTGCTGCTGCTATTAAAGCTTCTCTATCATTTAAATATTTCCATCTTAATAAATAACCGTGCTGTAAATTTGTTATCGCATCTATTATATCTGGTATTCCAGCTTTATCATATATTAAAGGAATATTATCTATTCCCATTTTAACACTAACTATTCTTTTTTGTTCTAAAGCCCCTGTAGGTGAGTTATATGTTGTATCCTCTTCCCAATCAATATCTATTGCATTTAATAAATCTTGTACTAAATCAACTGTTCCAACTATTGCTGATATTTCTGCTTGTATCTCGTGAGCCCTTAATTCTATCCATGCTTCATAAACTGAATGAGGATCATGTACACCTTCTGCATATTGTTTCTCAAACTCCGCACCCGGTACTGGCCTGCCATCTGGCATACGATCTGTTTCAGAATATGTCCTTCTTTTATGTGACGGATTATCAGATGGGAGAAGAGCTCTACCTGTATCTGCTCTCCAAGTTCTAAATACAAAATTTCTAAAAACACTTAAAAAGTCTAAATAATTCATGTTTGAAGGTTGAACAATAAAAAGTGCTTTCCCCGCTAATCCAGCTTGAGTATCCCTAACTACATCTCTAAATATTCCCTTTGAACTTGATCTAAATCTAGTACCTTTATTACCATACATTGCTTGAGGCTTACTAAAAGTATTTATAGTATCAAGAACAGCTACATTAAAATTATCTATATGATATGCAGATTTATGTGCCTCAATATACTTTTCTGCTCTGCCTATTTCATTTTTATAGTGTTGCTTTATTCCATCTATAGTAGCACTTCTAATCCTTTTTGCTGTTTCTTCTACATCTATTTCAATAGTATGAACCTTACTACCTGCTACAGCATATTTACCACTACCGCCACCTACCACCTTAGCTATAGTCTCATATGCGGCGCTATCCTTCATTATAGCGTCTAAATCAGTTTTCAGATCTTGTAAAGCCATTACTTATAAACCTTATAAAAATCTAAAATCCTTTTTATATGGTCTGGAAAGCCGGTATTACCTCTAATGCTAGAGGAGACCTGATTCTCGACCATAGCGCCAGCTATTTGCATACGGGCTTTCCTCTCATCTTTTAAATAGTATTTAATTAAATCAAATACTGCAAGTTTTAAATCTTCTGGTGTGGCACTATAACCTGCTTTATAAATTACTTTTACTGCTTGCCACCCTTTTGGAAAGTACTTTGTAACACTATCATTAGTACGAATTATACTATCTGTGTTTGTGTCAACTATATATTCATATTTACCACTACTATCAGAATTTGCTGTAATTAGGGTAACGTAAGAATCTGCTTGACTTTCTCTTTCAGATACTGAGACTACGGAAACAACCGGACTCTCATCTAACATAATTCTACTTGTTCTATCGTCTAAAATATCGAAATACTCTGTTTTATTAGTATTATAGTAGTCAACGATCGAACTACCACAATAATTTTTAACAACCTTTGTTACTTGAGGAATTATAACATTTATGCGAGCATCAGTTTTTACTCCCGATAAGCCCGCGAAGTCTTTATATTGCTGTAATGTTACTAAATTTGCCATAATTCTCCTCTTAGATAATTATGAGGGCGGCTGTAAACAAAGAGGCCACCCTCACAAAAATCATTAGCTTTTAGCTTCCTTTGTACTGGTAAGCCCACTTAGAAGTAGCGCCATCGATCATATCGGTGAAGCCAATTCTTTGTGAAGCGACAAGTACTCTGCGTTGATTAGCAACTTCGTAATCAGACTCGATAGTTATACCTCGTAGTCTAGGCATTACGTAGTTCTTAGGATATACGCACATAGCTGCAGGCATATTGACTGCTGCTGTTGGGTATTCATCAGATACTATAACTTTAGTACCAAATACCTGTCCGATTTCTCCATTTAACTTAGTTGCCATATCGCCAACTAGATTCACATCTTGGAATTCAGCATCTTCTAGCAAGTTGTAATAAACTGTAGAAGAAACGATATAAATAACATCAGATGGATTTATACCATATTTGCCCATATTCTTTCTTAGTGCCAATAGTTCGGCTGCTGTAACTGTGTCAGAAGCAAATGCAGTACCTGATTGAGTGACATCACTGTCAGCTTCAGCTAAGTGCCATAGACCGTCAAAAGACGCGCCTGAAGTACCAAAGGCACCATCAGCGTTGTTACCCAAAAGGACAGCATTTTCCATAGCTCTTGCATGAGATCTAATGATTGACTCCCTAATTAAAGGAAGAATCGGTAGAATTGCATCTTCTTCAGTTTCATTACCTAAGTAAGATTGTGAAATTAGTTTTTT